GTTGGAATTGTTGTCAGAGATAATGGTGACGGAACTGTTACTACTATCGAAGGCAATACATCAGGTGATAAAAAGAAATCTACCAGTGAACGTAACGGTGGAGAAGTAGTCCAGAAAGTTAGGGCTTATCGCACTGATAACAAAAAAGGACTGAAGCTATTTATTGCTGGCTTTGGTAGTCCAAAGTTCAAAGACTAGGAGAACAAATGAACAAAGAGAAGTTAATCGCTATCGCAGGAACTTACCTACGCGCAGGAATTGCATCAGTAATTGCGCTATGGCTTGCAGGCGTAACAGATCCAAAGGCTTTAGCAACCGCAGGTATCGCAGCTATTGCAGGTCCAGTGCTCAAGGCACTAGATCCAAAGGCTGTAGAATTTGGTCGCAAGGCCAAGTAAGAAGTAACTGCGAGGCGAAGAGGCTCACTCCCTACGGGGAGTGGGCTTCTTTTTTTATGCCATTTTATCGGCAGGACAGGGAATCGTAACTAGATTTCCACAACTAGCGCAGGTTCCATCAAGGAACCACCAGACTATCTCGGAATCCTCAAAGCTTGCCATAACCTGGAAGACCTGTGACCCACAGGTACATACGTGAATGGGTCCTAAACCTCGCAAATCGGCCCCAAAGGGCTTAGGAATGGCACTCCAGAGCTTAAACACGGACAGTCTGGGTAAGCGAAATTGCATATAATATGATAACGCTACCCTTGTGTCGTGTGACTAGCGACACGCCGTTGCTGGTAACCTTGGTTTATGACAACAATTGTGGGCATTGAAGGTATTGATTACGCATTACTGGTAGCTGACTCACAAATCACAGAAGATAATCTAGTAACTCTTGCTACATCTACTCCAAAGGTAGTTGAGGTGGGCAAGTATCTCATTGGTATATCAGGTGATACCAGACCAGGTGACATCCTTGCCTACAACTGGAAGCCACCACTATACAAAGGTGAAGAGCCAGCACAATTTATGGGCCGCAAAATTATCCCAAGCATTATCCAAGCATTTACCGACAACAACTACGACTACAACAAGGTGGACAAAGATGGTGGCTTCGATTATCTCATTGCTTTTAACGGCAATCTCTTTCGTATTGCTTGTGATCTCTCTTTTTTCCAAGCAAATCACGGAGCGTATGGCATTGGTAGTGGGGGTCAGCTTGCTCTTGGCTACCTGTATTCAACTATCAAACCTGATATGGACTTAGCCCACGCAAAGAGACACGCCCATAAAGCCGTTGAAATCGCTTCGGTTCTTGACGCTAATACTGGTAAGCCTTTACAGTTGGTAGTCCAGGAAAGGATGTAGCAATGGATCTCAATACATTTGATTATGTAGAACCAGAGTTCAAGAACGTTATAGCAACAGGTGAATACGCTGCACACTATTGGTTTGAGCAGGGTTGGAAGGCTTGTAGACTTGCTTTCTTACTGCACAAACAAGCAGAAGAAGCTGGAGCATTGAGAGTATGACAACATTTCTTATTGGTCTAATGGTTGGAATTATTATCGGCAGAGTCTTTGATTTATGGGCAGATTGGAAGTACAAGAAGTGACGGACCCAAAGGAACTATTACTTACTGCACTACGTGCAGGTGATGCTAAACGTTCACGTTCCACACAGGTACAGATTGGTCCATCAGAGTTAGGTGGTTGCCGTCGCAAGGTGTGGTACCGACTTAACGATCAACCTGAAACTAATGACAACGAATTAAAACTTGCTGCCATTATGGGTACTGCTATCCACGCAGAAATTGAAAGAGCATTAGCAGATAATCCAGATGTATTAGTTGAAGTTGAAGCTGAATACAATGGAATGAAAGCACACATTGACTGCTTTGTACCTGGTACTGGTGATGTCATTGACTGGAAGACAAGTAAGGTAAAGAACCTTTCATACTTCCCATCAACACAACAGCGTTGGCAGGTTCAGACCTATGGCTACCTACTGGCTAAGAATGGTCACAATGTAAAACGTGTCTCGCTTGTCGCCATTGCACGTGATGGTGATGAGCGAGATGTTAAAGTTCACACAGAAGACTACAACGAAGCAATGGCATTAGAAGCCTTAGTTTGGTTGGAAGGTGTGAAGGTATCTACCGAGGCACCAGAACCAGAGCGTGAAGAAAACTACTGCAAATTCTATTGCAAGTTCTATGACGCAAGTGGGCAGTTAGGATGCGTTGGTCTAAAAAAAGAACGTATCGCTAGTGAAGAGGTGTTAATCCAAGATAAGGATGCCTCAACTAATGCGATGATCTACTTACAATTAGATGAACAAATTAAAAACTTGACAAAGCAAAAGGATTCACTAAAGTCTTCCCTTGAAGGTATCGCTGGCGTTACCGATACTGGAATACAGGTGAGGTGGTCTAGCATAGCTGGACCAACATCAGTAGACAAAGATGAAGTACTTGCTAAACTAGGTTATGTACCTACCAAGCAAGGTGCAGATTCATTACGGTTAACAATCAAACAATCTGGAGGAAAGTAAATGGCTGCAAACGAAAACACAAAGTTCCAAGTAAACTTTAAGACAAGTAGTGGAACACTTATTAATCTTTATGCAACTGATATCAAAGAACTAGAGACAGGTCTTACGGATCTATCAATGGTATCCACTCTTATCAAGTCAACAGATGCAGAACTCAACGGTGGTAAAGCACCAGCACCTACTGCTGAGTCAGTAGCACAGTCATTCAATACAGCTCCTGTTGCTGCACCTGCTGTTGTTGAAGGACAAGCACCAAGCTGTAAGCACGGTGTGATGAGTTTCCGTACAGGTACTTCTGCTCGTGGCCCTTGGAAGGGCTGGATGTGTGCTGCTCCAAAGGGTGCAGTAGATAAGTGCGCAACTATCTGGGCTTAATGAATGCGGGAACCACACGAGTTTGAGGTTCCTTTATGTGCTCAGGTAGGTGGAGATCTTTTCTTTCCTGAAAGGGAGAACGAAGGCAAGCTTGCACGTCTGAGCATTGCATCAGCAAAATCAATCTGTCGTGGTTGTCAACACATCACTGAATGTGCTGAGTGGGGTATCCGTAAGGAACGTCACGGTATCTGGGGTGGACTCACTGATAGTGAGCGAAAGAAGATACGCAATCAACGACGAATAACATTGGAAGAGGGGAAGAGTGCTTAACCTATCCCGTGCTTGGGGCGGTGTGACTACCAAAGCCACACCACTTCCTGACGTGTGGAAAAATCTAGTTAAGCACTCTATCAAGTTCCGTCGCGGTCAAGTCTGTATGGTCGCTGCTGCACCTAATGCTGGTAAGTCAATGTTTGCATTGATATATGCAATCAAAGCGCAGGTTCCAACGTTATTCTTTTCTGCTGATACAGACACAGCAACAGTAATGATTCGTGCTGCTGCTCATCTTTCGGGTCACACACAAGTGACTGTCGAAGGTAACATCAATAAAAGTCAGCGCCACTATGATCCTTACCTGGCTAAAGCTTCTCACATTCAATGGGTCTTTGACTCCAGTCCGTCTCTTGATGATATTGAGATGGAGATTAAAGCTTATGTTGAACTCTACGGTGTGATGCCAGAGTTGATTATCATAGACAACCTAATGAATGTGGCAGCAGAGACAGATAATGAATGGGCTGGGCTTCGTGCAATTATGATGGAGTTGCACGATATGGCACGTAAGACTGAGGCTTGTGTGCTTGTACTCCATCACGTAAGCGAACAGAGCGAGTATGGTTCTCCTATGATGCCACCACCTAGACGTGCTATTCACGGAAAGGTGAGTCAATTACCAGCTCTAATCCTTACGCTTGGGTACGATCCTTCACAGGGTCTACTTCGGATAGCATCAGTCAAGAATCGCTTTGGTCCACATTACGCAGATGCTTCACAATGGGCATCTTTATTTGTAGACTTTGGTTCTTGTCAAATAGGCGATGATGATGCGCAAGGTAGGGCCTACCTGCGTGGCAACAACGAGGAGAGTACATATGGTGCTATCTAACTACGCTCTAACAATAGAAGAGGAAGCCGTTTGTGTTGAAGTTGGATATCAAAGACAGAAGCCATACTTTGCTGACCCAATGAAGAATGTCAATTACTCAGAGGGTGACCTATGGGAAATGTGGCAACACGTTGTGTGTGCAGGATCAGAACTTGCATTCGCACGTATGGTTGGTAAGTACGACTTCACTCCACACTACAATAAATGGAAGTCAGAATTAGATATTCCAGGGTTCGGAGAAATCCGTTACTCGTTTCCACCAGTGAGAGGAATGCGTTACTCATCTAGAGATAACGATAACCTTGTGTATGTGCTGATGTCTGATGGTCTATGCCATAAGACACGAAGGGTTGGACCTGATTGGAAAGGCCCTGAGTACAAAGCTATTGGTTGGAAACTTGGCTCCGAATGTAAACGTGATGAGTGGAGATACAATGATAGGACTTGGTATGTACCAGTTATATACCTTAACCCTATGGAAAGTTTGATATTTAATGGCGAATAAGAATGGACGCAAAGGTTCTCAGTTTGAAACAGATGTAATGAAATGGTTCCGCAAAGCTGGAGTCATTGCAGAACGTCTGACCAAAGCTGGGGCAAAAGATGAAGGTGATATGGTTGTTATCATATCTGGAGAAACCTACATCTTAGAACTCAAGAACAGGCAGACCCTTTCCCTGCCCGAGTTCTGGAGAGAAGCACAAGTTGAGGCGCTTAACTATGCACAGGCACGGGGGCTTGGGGAAGTTCCTATGTCTTACGTCGTAGTTAAGCGTCGCAACGCTTCAATAGATCAGGCTTGGGTAATCCAAGACTTAACTCAATTCCTAAAGGAGAAACAATAATGCCAGTACCAGGTGGAGAAATAACAACAACAGAGATACTAGTACCAGTAGACCCAAATTTAGACCTAAATGAAGCAATAGTAGAAGCCGATGCAGAAGAAGCGGTAGAAGAATATGATGTGTGAAAACTGCCTTAAAGGTGGAGAAGAGAACGGCCTAGCTCACTACAAGAGAGCAGCACATTGGCACGAAAAGTGTGCAGATAAGGGGTGCGTGTGCCAACACAAGACTGGAACAGGTTGGGTAAAGTCAAGAAATTCAAAGGAGACGTTGACGCCAACACCATCCCAATAGGTGCCATCGTTGCTAACTATGGTGGCGAAGTACGTGAGGGTAAGAGTGTTTCAGTACGTTGTTGTTTACATAGCGACTCGCGTCGCTCAGCCGTCATCAATACCTATGACAATTTATATTTCTGCCATACCTGCGGTAAGGGTGGCAACGCAGTGAACTTAGTCTGCATACTAGAGAGTTTGGATTTCAAAGATGGCCTCAAACGTGCAATCGAAATTGCTACTGGAAGCGGCGCAGCGATACGCTCAAGCAATAAGTCCAGCGGCGCTAAGCGTTCTCGAAGAACGTGGGATCTCTGATGCAGTGGCGGCAATGTTTCAACTGGGTACAATCACCGAACCGATTAATGGTCACGAGATGTATGAAGGTTGGATTTCTATTCCTTACATTACTGCTGGTGGTTCTTGCGTGGGGTTTAAGTTCCGCAGAGTAGATGAAAGCAAGCCTAAGTATGGCTCACCTACTGGGCAGAAGGCACACCTGTATAATGTAGTTGATGTAACTATTATGTCGCCTTATATTGTTATCTGTGAGGGTGAGTTAGATACTGTGATTACTTCCGGTGTCTTGGGTATACCTGCAGTGGGAGTACCAGGAGTTGCAGCGTGGAAGTCACACTTTCCCAAGCTCTTTGGTGGATATGAAACTGTTTATGTTGTAGGCGATAATGATATTAAAGAAGATGGTTCTAACCCAGGAGCAGAGTTTGCTAAGCGTGTCGCAAACGAGGTGATGAACTCAACTATAGTAACCTTGCCTGCGGGTATGGATATCAATGACTATTACTTAAAGCACGGAGTGGAAGATACACGCAAGCTACTGATTGGAGAGTCTAATGTATGAGCAAAAGCGAGTGGGTAAAAATGTTACAGACTTTGCAGCATATGGGCTTTCAGATCTTGCAGCAGGATTACCAAAGCGAGACGGTAGTAATCAAGCCAACACCAACCCGCTGACAGACCACCCTGCAGTCACCAGTTACCGTGAGAGTGGTGTATCTACCGATGACTTAGTATCTTTTATTGAATCCTTTGCATCTCTTCGTGCTAGTCGTGTCAAGAAAGTAGGCCACGAGCAGTACGCTATCGCTAATGGGCAGAAGTTTGAATCCTTTGGTGCATCAGATACTATCCGAGAATTAATTGAAGAACTGGCAGATGCCAGTAACTATATAGATTTTCTTGCTATCAAACTACTCAACCTTACTCACGTAATGGAATCTAAATTGGATTACTGTGACTGAGCTGGACAAGACTGCCTACGAATTAGCCCACTCAGTTGCTTCGACTATCTACCGACGCTATAACAGTTATACAGAACGCTCTGACATTGAGCAGGAGTGTATAACGTGGGCGCTAAGTCGTAGCAGTTATATCAATTTCCAACTGGCAGAGACAGATACTGATAAGCGCAAGCACAATGAGCAGCGCATAGCTTGGCAGATGCGTCGTATTGCAGAGCGCTATGCTCGCAAGGAGAAGGCAGTTAAGTCTGGCTATCTTGTCAACGATGAGGCTTACTATGAGTCAGTCATCGTAGCTCAGTTGCTTCCATTTGTTATTGCATCTATACAGAATAATACAGTAATAGAAGTTGCTCAGCATATGGTCCAGGATGGACAACCAAAGGGTAAGTCTAGTCCTGCAGAAGGTGGCAACCTATTAGCGATGTTGATTGATATGAAGAAGGCTTA